TGAAGAAGGCTCTTGTGTACTATCCCGAGGTAACTCCAGATACTCTGAACTTCACAAAGGCCGCTGACGGTACTGGCAAGACCGTTGCCGTTGACACCAATGCTAGTGCAACCGACCTCGCCGCCGCTACCGTAAGCGCAGGTAATGACGATTGGATTATACCTACCATCAGTGGTAAGACAATCACAGTGAAGGTAACTGCCAACTCCGAGGTCGACGCACCCGCTCGTCAGGGCACAGTCACTCTGACCATCGGTGAGAAAACTGCGACTGTAACCGTTAAACAGGCCGCTAACACCTAAGAACGATGAAGACAATCCTCCAATCGCTGATAGACGAAATCTATTATCCGATAAGCGAAGGACTCATTGAGAACAAGCTTATCAAGAGAGAACTGACCGGAACTGCCGAGTTCACCAAAGCCGTTTCGGAGTCACCCGCCTATAAAGGGTGCTTGGCGGATTGTCTTATATCGCTTCTTCAAGCCATTAACGTATCTGAGGCTGACAAGTCCGTAGGTGCGTACACCGATGCGGATAAAAAGCGAATCCTCGATTGGGCCAATAACCTCTACGGCGAGATAGACGAGCCTGTAGTGACTATGGGCGCACCGAAAGTAACCATAATAAGCTGATGGCAGTACTTAGGTTTAAGACGGAGTTTATCGAGAAGGCTGACGTTCCGCAGGGAACGATTGAAACCAACGGAGATTACACGCCGGGAGAAAGCCCTACTTGGAGTGAGAAAGAGAAGTGTGATGCGGTATTGAACAACGGCCCATCCGAGCAGATTCGGATTGATGACGGAACTGCAATCTACTTTAGCTACACTATCTATCTCAGTCCCAAATGTCAGAGTTATGCTATTGGTGACAAGGTGAGGATTACATTCAGAGACGCAAGCACGAAGGAGTACATCGTCAAGGGTGTTGACCGTAGGCAGTTACAATGTAAACTATATGTCTGACGTTAGTTCACGCATTGATTCATTTTTCGCACAATGTGCGGAGATACTCAAAGAGGAAATCATGAATACCCTTTCATACCTCGGAGAGCAATGCGTCTCTAGAGTCAGAGATAGAGACCAATCGGTTAGTTGGATTGACCACACCACAAACCTCAGAAGTTCCATTGGTTATTCAGTCTATGAACAGGGAAGGACGGCTATACAATCCGCTTTTCATGGCACAACGGAAGGAATGACCGCCGCACAGACGATGCTAGACGAGCTGGCCTCACTATATGCCGAGACTTATGCATTGGCAGTTGTAGCCGCAATGGATTACGCATCGTTTGTAGAGGCAAGAGACAACAAGGATGTCTTGGCATCTACGGAGTTGTGGGCGAGAGGTGAGATTCAGAGGTATTTGGATATGGCCGTCAAGAAGGCAAGTAACAGAATAAACAACATTCAAGTATGAAGAATGACGAGAAGATAAAGGATGACCTGTACGCATACGTTTCAACGAGCGCGTTGATGACTGACCAGACAAAGAAGGTCAATGGTGTGCTACGCAAGACTCTCCGGCCTCTCGATTCAGAGAACGAAGATGTTGTCATTTCCATACTAGCCAATCAATACGGACAGGTACAGGAGTCGTTCATCAATGTGAACGTGTATGTCAAGGACGTGTTAAGGGACGGACAATATGAGGAAAATACAGCCCGATTGAGAACGCTTTGTGACCTGTGCTATGAGGTCTTTGAACACCATTGCGGTACTGACTACGACTTTTGGCTTGACACGCAGAGGGTATTTCCTGTTGACGGAAAGCACGAGCATTTTATAAATAACAAATTGTTGTACAAAACTATAAACGAATAATATTATGAAGTTAAATTGGGGTAAACCAAGGATAATCGTTAGGAAGTGCAGCGACCTCGCTACCAATCCTAACCCGTTTCTTGAGTTTCCGACTCCTGTGCAGAGTTCTACTACACTTGATACCACCAAGGGCGATAAGGTGGAAGCCAAGGTAGAGGGCGGCGAGAACGAGGATGTACGTTACAACCGTAACACCTATGCTTTTACCACAAGGATAAGGACACTCAAGAACAGAATCAAGCCTATATTCGATGACGATGGCCTCATCGCAGACGAGTATGAGGTTTATGTTCAGCCCGAAGACCCGACCGCACCCGGTATGTTCATATCTCGCGCCACCGCATCTGTCGCTGACCAGTTCAACGCTGATGATGGAGGTGCTTGGGAGTATGTCTTTGACGCACTCAAGAACAAGGAGGCTGGCAAGGGTCAGATACAGTGGGGTGTTGTTACAATCAGTGGCTCCGGCTCTGAACTGACTGCATCCTTCACTCCTGTAGGCACAATCGGCCTCACACCTAATGTATTGCTGTTCTCAGAAGAGGCAGACGCAAGCGGTATTGACGTTATCGCAACCGAGACAGGTGCTAGCGCAGTTTCAAGTGAGACATGGTGTACTACAACTGTTTCCGGCTACGGAATCAAGGTTAAGGTATCTGCCAACGCAGGTGCAGAGAGAAGCGCAATCATCACTGTCACCAAAGGCTCCAACGTTGGTTACATCACTGTCATACAGGAGGCAGGTAACTAATATTAGACAAGCGGAAAGACGCCCTTTGCTCGTAGGTAGGACAAACGAGCGACATCGCGGAGTGGAGCAGTGGTAGCTCGTTGGGTTCATATCCCAAAGGTCGGCAGTCCGAATCTGTCCTCCGCAACCAACAAAGATCTTTGACTATGAGTGAGAAGTATATCGATATGGATATCACGGATGCCGTACTTGAGAAGCCGATAGGATTCAAAGTAGGAGCAAAGAGGTACTATCTCTATCCTGCGTGTCTCGGTGTCAAGATGATTACTTCCCGAATAATCGAGGCCCTCAACTACAAGTTCACCGATAACGTCAACGAAGACGTGTCAAGGCTTTTAAAAGAGCGCAGGGACGAGATACTCCGACTCATAGTACACTACACCTTCAGCACAAAGACAGAACATTACAACGAACCCCTCATAGAGAAGAGGATAAAGGAGTTCGGGGTATTATCCGATGAGGATATATCCGTTCTGTTGTTTGCGGTCATCCTAGACGATGTGGACAGATTCAAGAAACACCTCGGCTTGGATGAAGACCTCAAGGAACAGCAAAGGATAATCAGACTGAAAGGCAGGAAGAACACAATATCCTTCGGTGGCAAATCAATCTATGGTACTCTCATAGACACCGCGTGCGAGAGATACGGATGGACTATGGATTATGTGGTATGGGGAATATCCTATACCAATCTTTCTATGCTCCTTGCTGACGCAGTAAAGGAAGTATATCTCACAGACGAAGAGATAAAAACCATTCACCCCAAATCCGATTCAGATTGTATATCGGCAGACGATTTGAGCAATATGAATATGATTTTGGCAAGCAATTGGAAATGAGTGAGTTACAGAATTATTAGCCCTCTCTATATATAAGAGGATGTAAAGTACAGAAAATAAGTAAGTTATGGCAGGCCTAAAGTTCGATTTCACTATAGGAGACGAGAACCTTCAACACAAATTGGATGAAGTCCGTCAGAGTGTCAGTCAGACCGCAAAGGTAATAGAGAAACTGACAAGGGATGGGTTCGACACATCCACAATGGAGTCGAAGGTTCAGACGTTGGAGACCGTCATCGGTCAGATGGAGAAGGCCATCGTGGAAAGCGTGGAGAAGATGAGTACTTGGAGGAAGCAGGCTGAAGAGGCTTTCAACACCGGAGACTATGAACTCTTCGACATTATCACGAAGGACATCAACGAGCAGATGAAGGCCACCAATGATTTGACTAAGGAGACTAAGTTGTATATCCAAGCGTTGGATGAGGTAAGGGGTACACAAGAGAAGGCCAACGATGAGTTAGACAAGAGTCAGAACTTCCTAGAGTCTATGTCAGACGATGTGAAGGAAGTCGATAAGGGTTTCAACAAGTATAAGGGTGTGATAAACCTTCTGCCCGCGTCACTGAAAAGGGCGGTAACGGGATTCAAGCAAATGACCAAGGCTGCAATGGTATTCTTGTCCACTCCTATCGGTGCGGTTATCGGTGCGGTCGGTGCTGCCTTCGGTGCCTTGATGACGTATCTTAACGGCTCTGCAGAGGGTCAGATGAAACTAGCGAAGGCATCGGGTTATGTAAAGGGTGTATTCGTGCAGGTGAAGGAAGGCGCGATACAGATGGGCAAGAAAATGTTAGATGCGTTCAAAGACCCGAAGCAAGCGGTTACTGACCTATGGAATGCAATCAAGGAGAACCTCATAAATAGACTGAACGCAACCAAGAACTTTTGGTCGAACTTCGGTTCTATGATAAAGAACGTCTTGAAGGGTAATTGGGATGAGGTTAAGGCAGACGCGCAGGCTATGGGTAATGCGTTCCTCGATATGCAGACGGGTGTAGAGGACACCGCAGGTAAGATATCCAAGACTGTAACGCATCTCAATGAGGCCGCACAGAAGACCTCGGAACTCTCAGTCAGACAGAGGAAGAATGACATAGAGCGTCATAATGTCGAGAAGAAGATAGCGGTCATTGACGAGAAGATAGCGGAGAACAGAGAGAAGATGTACTCTACTGACTCTTCTATAGCAGAGAAGAGGGAAGCCGTAAGGCAGACGCAGGAACTCATCGCGCAGAAGTATGCGATGCAGATAAAATTAGCACAGGAAGAGCTCGCCATAGCAAGGGAGAGTGCCGCATTATCCACTAACAAACAAGAGGTACTTGACAACATAGCAGACCTTGAGACTATGGTCATCAAACTAGACGCACAGAGGCAGAAGGATTTGGCTGGTCTCGCTAGAATGTCTAGTTCCTTCGTGAAGCAGGAAATGCAAGAGGCACAGAAACTCATAGAGTTCAAACGTCAGATACTCGAAGACGAGAACAATATGAGGAAGGAGAGTTATGATAAGCGTATCAGATATGCGGAACTCGCGTATGAGAAGGAGGTCGATGCGTTGAACAAGCAGAGGGAGGAAATGGAACTGATGAACGGAGGCGAACTGACCACCGAGCAGGCCCGCGCTTTTGCTCAAGCCTTTGATGTCGCTTGGCAGAAGTTCCTCAAACTCAAGGAAGAGGCAAAGGAAATGGAGGAAGACGCAATGGATGACTACCTCATCAAGTGGGGCACCGTAGAAGAGAAGCGAAACGCGATAAGAAGGAAGTATCAGAAACTTATCGACAATGCCGGAACTGAAGGTGAGAAGTTGTCACTCGGTAAGGAAATGACAGATGCCCTTGCGAACCTCGACAGAAAGGTATTGGATTCATCCTCACTTATGTCGAAACTCTTCAGCGATATGCGAACCAAGTCCGTCAAGGAACTGAAGAGACTCGCATCCGAAGGCCGTAAACTCATGGAGTTCATCAATAAGGGCGAGTGGGATGAAAAGCAGGGGAAATTGTTCGGTATCACAGATGACATCTTCAATCAGATAAAGAACAGCCCGGATGAGATGAAGGACTTGTCAGATGCTATCGACAAGATAATGACACAGGTCGAGGCGGTACAAGCACCTATCGAGGCCGCTACTGAAGCATTGGATGAACTCTTTGCTGCAGGTGGTGACACTAACCTCGCACTGCAGGCGGTTCAGAAACTATCGAATGCGACCAACAAACTGACGAAGGTTGCCGAACAGCTTAATAACGCTTTCGAGGCCATAGGCAGGCTGAGCGGAGATAAGGATATACAGGACTTCGCTACCACTATGCAAGATGTGGCAGACGTCTTCTCGGGTGCTATTGCAGGCGCACAGACGGGAGCCGCAGTCGGTGGCGGTTATGGTGCTATCATCGGTGCCGTATTAGGCGGTGGCACTGAGCTAGCAAAGATATTGGCCGAGAATGTGGATTCCGCACAAGCTGGCGCGATAGAGTCGTACAGGCGACAGATAGTAGCTCTGAAACTTGCCTATGATGACTTGAATGATGCAATAGGTAAGGCTTTCGGTCAGAAGCAGAGTCAGCTTTATTTGCAGGAGGCTGAGAATCTCGAACAGCAGAGAGACCTCGTACAGAGGCAGTTGGAGGAAGAGTTGGACAAGAAGAACGTTGACCAATCTGCTGTTGAGTCTTACGAAGAGCAGTTGCGTTCACTTGACCGTCAGATAGATGCCACAAAGGAGAAGGCCATAGATGCCATTATCGGTAGTGACATCACATCGGCCATAACCTCATTCGCTGATGCCTATGCAAGCGCGTGGGAAAGCGGTGAGGACAAGGCAACGAGTGCCAAGGACACTGTGGTTAAGTTGATGAAAGACACTGTGAAGGAGGCTATAAAGGCCGCTACGGAGTCTTCGGGTATTATGGCAGAGATACGCAGGAAACTAGCGCAGTATATGTTTGACGGAGTACTTGATTACGATGAACAGAATAAACTCCTGCAAATGGCTGACACCCTGCAGAAGGAGATAGACTCAGAGTTTGCTTGGGCAGATAGATTGATGAGTGGCCGGACTGAAGGTATCACGGGCGGTTCGCAGAGGTCATTGGCCACTATGTCCGAAGAGACCGGAAGCGCACTCGAAGGCAGGTTCACCGCGTTTCAGATGAGTAACCAAGCGATAGCCGAGAGTATGAAGTCTTCTTTGGACATCCTTCAGACACTTCAGTCGGTAGTGACCGAGAACAACGGGGTATTGGGTGATATACTTACTCAGACCGCGTTGGGAGTCGCATCACTTGTGAATATCGAGAAGTACACCAAGAAGATGAGCGGTTGGGGTGAGAATGTAGAGAAGATAGCTAAAAACACAGAGAATATATGACAGGGGAACTTTACATAAACGGATATGATGCGTACTCAACGTGGCACGCATATATGGACACAAGTGGTTTGAGTGCCCTTATGACACCGCCACCTGCAAAGGAGTACATTCGTGAGGCAAGTGCCTTAAGTAACGGAGAGACTATCATAGATGACAGGCAGAGTGGTAGTATATGCGTGGATTCGAGAGACCTGCAGTTGGTTATCTGTATCAGCGCGAATGATGAGACTACCTTCTTCAAAAGGTACGATAGTTTCTGTACCGAACTCAAGAAAGGCCTGTTGACGATAAAGACCAAGTATCAGCCTACTGTGCAGTACAAGTGTTGGTATGTCAGTTGTCAGCAGTTCACTCAATTCAGACGTGGATTCGGCAAGTTCATACTGAGACTGACCGAGCCAGACCCGACAGACAGAGCAGTACCTAATTCGTAAGACTATGACAGGAATATCGAACATAAAGAAGATACTCAAGCAGAATGGTGCTTGTAATGACGTTGACCGTGTTAGAAACCTCAGTGAGTTGTGTCATCTGTTCTTCACCTCTAGGGGTGCAGAGTATGCATCATTGAGACGATTCCCGGACTATGAGATGTTCCGCAAGTACAAGGATGACCTCAAGGCCTATGGTGTTTATGTCGATGATAATGACGTGGACTTCACTAGAGGTTATGAGTTTGCCCTTATAGGCAGGAGTGAGAACAAGGCTGTATTGGAAGGCAACAAGGAGGTGTATAAGATTTACCTCATGCATGGCGCGAAGGTGAAGATAGAGGCGCGAGGTTATTCTGTGGTGAAGATAGTGAAGCTGACTGATGACTGCGAATACGAACTGATGAAAGAATCAACTGTAGTCGTATTATGAAAATATACAGAGGAGATTCGGAAGTGCTTGAGTTCATCGTAGGCAAGGACTGCACGAGGATATTCAAGCTAATGGACACTGACGAGGTGAGACTCAAGTTCAGCCGGGCGAGCGTTGTCTATCTGCAGATTGGCGATTATATTCAGATTGCTGAAGGAGGTACGACAATGAAGTTTGTGCTGAACAGACCTTACAGCCCTACTAGGAATGCGAGAAATGGCGCGTATGACTATGACGTGACCTTTGAGGCATATTATTATAGGTGGGGTAACAAAGTCGTCAAATACAGGCCTTCTAGCGGTGCTAGTGAGGCATCGTTCGGCATAACCGATACGATAGAGATACACAGGCAGATGCTCTTGTCCAACATACAGGCTGTAGAGGATAACACTTGGTCTGTGGTATATGACCAGACTGTGACCGCACAACAGAAGGAAGTCAAGTACTCGAACACAAGCATACTCGCCGCACTGACGGAGATTGCCAATGCGTTCAGTTGTGAGTGGTGGGTAGTGGGTAAGGTCGTTCACTTTGGTCTGTGCAAGGATGCCAACTCACCCATAGAGCTGACGATGAACTCTAATGTACAGTATATGTCGGAGAGCAAGAGTAATGACACTTTCGCTACTAGGATATATCCGTTCGGTAGTGATGTCAATATCCCTGACCACTACAGAAAGACCTTGCAGTTCGTAGTTACGGAGAAGGATGACACCAACCACTATATCAGACTGAACAAGCCTGTGACTGTGGATATGTTTGAGGGTGTGGAAACGCCCGGACAGGAGACGATATGGAATTGGTCCGCATATACATCGGGTAAGAAGCAGTTTGGATTGAATATGCAGACCGACCTACACTATGGAACGAACAACGAGTATCTCAAGAATTGGAAACTCACCACGTTCAATA